AGCAGACTACTCAGTTGAACTTGCTCAAGACTTGAAAGCAATCCACGGATTAGATGCCGAGTCTGAACTAGCAAACATTCTTTCTACTGAGATCCTTGCTGAAATCAACAGAGAAGTTGTACGTACTGTATACAGAGGTGCTAAGCCTGGTGCTCAGGTTAACACAGCAAATGCAGGTGTATTTGACTTAGACGTTGACTCAAATGGAAGATGGTCTGTTGAGAAATTCAAAGGTCTACTATTCCAGATCGAAAGAGATGCTAACGCAATCGCACTAGAGACTCGTAGAGGAAAGGGTAACGTAATCATCACTTCTAGTGATGTTGCTTCTGCTCTTGCTATGGCGGGTGTTCTAGACTACTCTTCAGGTATCAACCAAGCAGTTGGTGGACTTGGCGAGATTGATGACACAGGAAACACATTCGTTGGTACAATCAACGGAAGATTCAAAGTGTACATCGACCCTTACTCAGCAAACGTATCTGCTGACCAATACTACGTTGTTGGATACAAAGGTACTAATGCTTACGACGCAGGATTATTCTATTGTCCTTACGTTCCGCTACAAATGTACAGAGCGATTGGACAGGATACATTCCAGCCACGTATCGGGTTTAAAACTCGTTACGGAATGGTTCTTAACCCATTCGCTAAGGGACTTACAGCTCTTACAAACTCTGATCCACAGCATTCATCAAACGTTGGTGCTAATGCTTACTACAGAAGAGTTAGAGTTGCTAACCTAATGTAATCCTGTATCAGGATATACTGAAATAACTTTACAAGGGGCGTTTCGCCCCTTTTTTTATGCTAAATTATACTAAATGTGTTGACGGATGAACGGTAGAGTGAACAAAGTACAGATGACTGCGAAGGTGATGCGTATGAAGGATGGTCTGCATCGTCACCAGTGGTACCCCCATTGGACAGAGAATGAGAGAGCAGCAGCACAAATGATCCTAAATAATGTATTGGACGTATTAGATGAGTATTGGGAATGACATCCTCAACCAAGTATTTCTCACCTGACAGCAAGAATTTTCTCTCACCAGTTGGGTTTAAGTTCTTGATCGAGAGGATACCCACAGTAGAATTTTTCTGTCAGACAGTAAACTTACCAGAAATAAGCATAGGAAATAGAACCATAGAGACTAGAGTCAAGGCATATGACACACCTGGTGATAAGATGACCTTTGGTGATCTGAACTTGACGTTCTTGATCAACGAGAACATGGATAATTACTATGAAATATACAAATGGTTGAAGGGTCTATCCAACCCTAGGCATGAAGAGGAGTTTCAT